AGGAAAGCTCAGATGGCAAATGAAGTCGTAACAGTTGCGCGGTTATCCGCGAAAGATGACACGACACGCGCTTTCCGAAGCGTTCAAAACAATATGCAGGCTACGCGCAAGCAAAGCCAAGCGCTGAATCAGCAGTTTCGTTTTATGCGTGGTGGCTTGGGACAAGTAGGTCACCAGGTTCAGGATATTGCTGTGCAGCTTCAGATGGGAACCAATGCAATGATCGTATTCGGTCAGCAGGGTTCTCAGATTGCGTCTCTATTCGGCCCGCAGGGGGCCATGTTAGGTGCTGTCCTTGCCGTTGGTGCGGCTATCGGCGTTTCCTTCATGGGAGACGTTAAGAAGGGTGCTGACGCACTTAAAGAGCTCAGTGAGCGAATCAAGGAAACCGCCAGAGAAACCGATGCGCTAAATCAAGTTCAACGAGCATTCTTGATGAATCAAGTGCTTGAGCAGCAAATTAAGTTGCGTAAAGAACAAGATGACAATACTGCCTCAATAGAAGCGGCGACTAAGGCTCAGACCAGAGCCAAGCGCATGATTGACATATTCAATGGCGCGCAGGCAACTGGCATTGAGTTGATTAAGTCTAGAAGCACTAGCCTCGCTGATGAGCAAAGAGTCTATGAAGCGCAAACAGAAAGTCTTACTGATCTTAATGCAAAGCAAGATGACTATGCGCGCAGGATTAAAGAGCTAAAAGGTGAGTTCCTTGCACTGCAAGTAGGCGATAACCCATACAGTGAGTTCCCTGATTTAGCGAGATAGTCTGCTGAAGAGGCGAAAGCCTTTGCCGATCAGTTAGAGCGTCAAAACGAGCTATTCAATCAGAATGCAATAAACAAACAAATTGCTGCTTTGTATGACCAGCTAGAGGGAATGGAGCACCTTAACTCTGCTGAGAAAGAGGCCGTTAGGGCTCAGATAGAGCGTCGGCGCAGTCTGCTTGAGATGAATGCCGCGATAGAACGTGAGAACGACCTGCTTAAGAAGAGAGAAGACGCTCTCAACGATGAGTTTGGTTTATTCCTGCAAGAGCAAGAGCTGTTGGATGCCTCAACTGCTGCACTGGAGCGAAGGCTTGCAGCTCAGAAGAAACTAGAAGAGCAACAGTTTGCAAAGGCTCTTGAGGGGCTAAGACAATCGCTCTTAACTGAAGAGGAAACGCAAGCAGAGTCTTTGGCTAGGCGCAGAGAGCTTATTGACAAGGCGCTTAAGAAAGAAGGCGCCGATAAGACCATGTTGGCGATGCTCAGTATGAGACTCGCACAGGAAGAAGCAGAGTTTAGAGAGCAGGTCGAGCGTAGGAAAATGAATGCTCATGACTTGTTCGTTGATACTGCCATCTCTGGCTTAGAAAGATTCAAAGAAGCGCTTGGTGACAATGATAAGCAGGCGTTAGAGCTTGCAGAGCGGATTGATAGATTGGCAGACAACTCAATGCAGGCGTTTACCGATAGCTTCTATGATGCGATTTCTGGAGCTGAAAGCTTCAAGGACGCATTCAAGGATATGGCTCGATCTATTGTCGAAGACCTATCGAAGATGCTTATTCAGTACTACATTACTCAGCAGATCTTTGGTGCTATCACTGGCATGTTCCCTGGAGGTGGCACTACGACATCGTCGGGCGGCGGTACTGGTAATTTTGCGGGCAATTTCGACGGTGGCGGCTTTACTGGCTACGGCGCCAGGTCTGGCGGTGTCGATGGTAAGGGTGGCTTCCCTGCAATACTGCACCCTAATGAAACCGTGCTCGATCACACTAAGGGACAAGGCCAAGGCGTGACAATTGTGCAGAACATCAACGTCACTACAGGTGTCCAGCAGACTGTAAGAGCGGAGATCGCCAACCTTCTTCCACAGATAAGCAATGCGGCTAAAGCGGCTGTAGCGGATTCTAGGATGCGTGGTGGCGGCTTCAGCAAGGCAATGGGAGGTGCATGATGTCAGCGTTTCCTGACGTTGGATTTACTTCGATGACAATGCGGTTGCGTTCTGCCACTGCTATAAGTTCATCGCCATTCACTTACGATCAGCAGGTCTACCAGCACCAAGGTGTCTGCTGGGAGGCAGAGGTCACTCTCCCACCGCTGAAGCGAAGTGAGGCCAAGGAAGTTGAAGCGTTCTTTGCGTCACTGCGTGGTCAGGGCGGGACCTTCACTATGGGTAACCCGTTGCACGACACTAACGCTACTGGAACGATAACAAGCGGAACTAGGAATGCTACGACTGTTACTGCAACTGTTGGTGGTGCGGAGATTGGTGATTACTTTGAGACCAATGGTGTCTTATACATAATTACTGCAATCGGCGACTCTACAATAGACATTATGCCTCCGCTACGAACAGCGATTAGTTCTGCAACTATTATGGATTTCACTTTGCCAAAGGGTTCTTGGCGGTTGGCGTCTAACGAGATTGAGTGGAACATCAATCGTGCTAGCTTGTACGGCTTCACCTTTGCGTGTGTTGAGGCGATATGAGTAGGAATTTATCGAGTGCAATGGAGTCGGCTGTTGAAGCCGATTTAGTCCGTCCTATTGTTCTAGTTACTTGTGCGTTCGATTCTGGCGACCTAAATCTTTGGAATGGAATAGGCAATCTCACTGTCAACAGTGTTGATTATGTGGGCGCTGGTACGTTACTTGACATTGGTGAAATTGCCGAATCAGCAGAGCTTCAAGCTAACGGAATTGTCGTCACTTTATCAGGGATAACTGATCCCCTTTTGTCTAAAGCGCGGGACGAGGATTATCAGGGGCGTGAGCTCACCGTGAAGCTAGGTGCTATGGATGCCACTAATGCTGTGATCACCAGTCCTGTCATTGTGTTCAGTGGATTTATGGACGTGATGACAATAAATGACTCAGCAGAGACGGCAACTATTCAAGTCAGCGTTGAGAATAGATTGATTGAGTTCGAACGGACTAGAGTAAGAAGATACACCGCCGAAGACCAGAAGATTGATTATCCGACAGATAAAGGCCTCGAGTTTGTCGCTGAAATGGCAGAGAAAGAGATTATTTGGGGTCGCACTAATGTAGGTGGTGGAGGATCTGGACCTGGAGGAGGTCCTGATCCAGCTATTCCTGTGCAATTACCCTAAGGACCAGCATGGAATTCGCCTTAGAAAACTTAGCTAATGTCAGACACGATATCGAGCCACTTATACGTCAACACTATGATGAAATTGCGCTCAATCAAGACATAATTAAACTTAACCCCGACTGGGCGGGTTACGCTCGTCTTGATACTGTCAATTCTTTGAGAGTTTATACCGCACGGAAAGACAAAGAACTGATGGGCTACTTTGTCGTCATAGTAAGTAAGTCCTTGCATTACAAAGATCATGTCTTCGCTAATAACGACATTATTTTCTTGTCTAAACCTGCGAGGCAGGGTTTGACGGGTGTGAAGTTAATTAAGTATGCGATTAAATCATTGCAAGCAGAAGGCATTACCAAGCTACACATCAACACGAAAGCGCATCAGCCGTTTGACGCAATATTAGAAAGGTTGAACTTCGAGCAGATAGAGCGCGTTTACTCTTTAGTTTTGAGGTAAGACCATGGCTATTGCAGCAGTCGCAGGATTAGCAACACTAGGCGGAGCCGCATTAGGTGGACTTGTCACTGGCTTTGCGGTTGGTCTTGGATACTTCGCTCTTGGCGCTGGCATGTCCATCTTGTCTAGAGCCCTTGCTCCCAAACCTGATTTAGGAGCTCGGCTTCAAGGCATCACACAAACCACGAGAGAACCAGCTAGTAGTCGCAAGATCATCTATGGTCGGATGCGTGTTGGTGGACAGGTTGTTTTTCTTTCACACTCGGGTAATGACAATAAATATCTTCATATGGCTATCGTGTTCGCTTCTCACGAAATTCAAGCCTATGATGAGATATGGTTCAACGACAATAAAGTCTGGGATGCTACTAACGGTTTCGATAGTGATTGGGGCACCTATGTGACTATTGATCGTAAGTTTGGAACCGCAGGACAAGCGGCGTCTACGGATTTGGTAAATGCTAATGTGTTATGGACGACTGATCATAAGTTGTCAGGGATCGCATACATTGCTTTTAGGCTTGAGTGGAATCAAGACAAATTTCCTCAAGGTGTTCCCAATATAACGGCGGTTATAAGAGGGAAGAAGGTTTATGACCCTCGTGACCAAAGCATTGGATACAGTCAGAACCCTGCCCTATGTATACGTGATTACATGCTTGATCAAACGTACGGCCTTGGTGAGGTCGCGGCTAATATAGATGATGCGTCTGTTAGAGTTGCAGCGGATTTATGCGAAGAGCAAATTACGCTTGATGGTGGAGGGGCACAAGACCGTTATCAATGCAATGGTGTTATCGACACTGACAATCAAATTAAAGCCAACATCGAACAGTTGCTGTCTTCTATGGGTGGTCGACTCACTTACTCAGGCGGCAAATATTTTGTTGATGGTGCAGAGTATCGATCACCGACAGTCACCTTTACGGAGGCTGACATCGTTAGTGAAATACAGACGCAGACAAAGCAGTCTCGTAGAGGCATCTATAACGGCGTAAAAGGTATTTTCGTATCTGAGGAAAAGAACTTTAAAGTACTTGATTATCCTGCTCAGATCGCAAAAACGACTGCGGGTGACTTTGTAACTGGCACGACATACAAAATTTTGTTTGTCGGAACTACAGACTTTACTGCCATTGGGGCATCATCTAACAACGTAGGCGTAGAGTTTACAGCGACAGGAGCAGGTAGCGGTACGGGTACGGCGTCAAAAAGCATCGTAGAAGATGGCGCGCAGATTAACTTAGACATGCCATTGCCATTTGTAACTAATAACATCCAGGCGCAACGATTAGCCAAGATTGCGCTTTTGAAGTCACGACAGCAAGTTGTGATGACAATGACAACGACTCTCAAGGGTCTGAGAGTTAAGGTTGGTGACACTGTTCAAGTTAGTAATGATCGCTTGAACTATAGCTCCAAAGTTTTTGAGGTCGTTGATTATTCTTTGGCCATCACTGATGGCGCCTTGGGCGTCAATTTAAGCTGCATTGAAACATCCTCCGCACTATACGATTGGAATACTTCAGACGAAGAAGATTTTCTCTCTGGCGGTGAACTTGACTTATACGACGGGCGCACTGTCGATAACGTCACAAGCCTGGCAAAAAGCGAGATTGGCTTGCTCGGGCCTGATGGTAGCGTGTCTACAACTGTCGAGCTTACGTGGACTGCGCCTGATGACGCCTTCATCGACTTCTACAAAATCCGATACAACAAGAACGGCACAACTGACTACTTCCACGCAGAGACAAAAGAGCCTCGCATTCTGTTGTCTGGGCTAGACGTAAACTCTAATTACGATTTCCGTGTACAAGTGCAAAATCTGCTTGGCGTTACTAGCACGGGCACCACACTGTCG